TCCGATCTTGAACTGCGGTTCCGCTTCAATCACCCTGAACCCCACGGAACCGCAGTTCAGGCTTCCCTTCAAAAGCCTCTGTCCGATTCCCCACCCGAAAGGGTCAAATTCCCTGTCGTTAAAAATCATCTCGCCTTGCAGTGTTTTTCCAAGAATGATGTTTTCCATATATCCTATTGCCGGAATGTTCCTGTCATGCGACCACAGTATCACGGGATTTTTTTTGTAGCCGTCAAGAACCCAGCCGCTCTGGTCTATTTTTTCGTTGTCGCGGTCAAGGTCGCCTGTGCTCATCGTTATGCAGAGCCTGTCCTTTTCGTTTTTTTGAGTACATTCCATCCGCACGTTCCTGTAGATGTCTACATTGCGCGCCTGTTCTCCTTTTTGGCGATTTTCGTTTAGCAGCTTCGCCAGCGCGCTCGTATTCAACGAGCACTCCTTGCTGTAAATCCCATCCACAAAAACTGTCATATTCATCATCCTCCAAATGAGAGTTTTCTTTTGTCTGAAGCATAATCCTTACCGCTTCCGTAGTAGTCTTTGCTCCGAGCCTGTTTCTTATGCGCTCAATGTATGTTCCAAGCATCGTTTCGCTTATGTCAAACCTTCCGCAAATCTGCTTGTATCCAAAGCCGTAGCTTACAAGACATAAAAACTGGAACTCCTTTACCGTCGGGGCGTTGTAGCAGTCCTTCTTGTCAAGATGCTCTCCGTTGGCTATAAAAGCCGCTATGTTGTCTGGAAAAACTCTCTGACCGCCAAGGACTTTCTGCATTCTTTTTTCAGTGTCATTCCCTGTAATCACATGGTCTAAAAGTCCTCTTATACCTGTATTGTAAAGCCTGAAAGCAAACTGTTTTTCAAATTCTATCTCGTCAAAAATGACTATCTCCGTTTTCGGGTTTACCGAAAAAATCTTAAAGAGCTGATTCTCAACATGGAATCCGAAATAATACCTGTCGGCAAACAGTATCACCCTCTCGTCCTGTGCTTCATAATTGCTTATAAAGTCATTGAAGTCGGGTACTGTCACGATGTTTTCCTCACAAACAAATTTTTTAAGAATGTTCGTAAGATTCAAAGAGTAGCGTTCATAATTACTGCCTATAAAACATCTGACCATCTTTTTTTACAGTTATCCTTCTTTTATTAAATTTGATTTTCTATACCAATAATCGCCCCATTTTTTTGTTTCCTGTCCTCTCTCCCTAAGGACATCGTTTATAGTCCGCAGTCCGGCGTTTATTTCCGCAATATTCCTTTTGCTCCGCGCGTCCTTGCTTTCCTGTAATTCAGGAATTCCGTCAAGGTTAAAGTTTCCCCTTTCCTTTAAATGAAAACGCCTGAAAAACTGAACCTCTACAATCTGCGAAAACTGCTGAAGCAGGGGAATAAGCGTGTAGTTCCAGAACGCCGTGTGCTGGCTGTTCGTGTCCGTTCCGCTCAGGCTGCTTTTTGCATCCTGTATGTTCGCAACCCTAGGCGGTATTCCGTACCGCGCAAGAATCGTGTATAAGTTCCATTTTTTCATGTCATACAATTTCAATACGTCAGGGCTGAAAGTCAGTTGCTGGTATTCAGTTCCCTTGCCAAGAACGGCAATCTTATTCTTTATGCCGCTCCCGTATTTGCTTTCCCACTTTTTTTCCAAAAGCTCGGCGTCGGCTTCCGTCAATACCTGTTCCGTCTTTAAAAGACCTTTCGGAATTCCGCCTTCCTTCAAAAGTTTCCTGTATTGCCGGCTTGCCAAGATGTCCTCGCCGATTTCATCTTTCATGCATAAAAGGGGGCTTAATCCCCTGTAATGGTTGTACGGATTCCAGTTCTTAAAATGGATTATTTCCGAAGGAAGGATTATAAACTTCTCCCTGTTTCCCTCGTAAACCCATTTTGTTATCTCTCCGCAGTCCATCACCGCCTCTATCTTTCTTGGATTCAGTACATGAAGCTCCGCTGGAACGCCGCTCGCATAGTCATTCCCGAAATACCAGAAAGCCTCTCCTTCAAGGCTCCACCATGCGGCTGTCCTCTGCCAAAGCTCAAAGCGGCTCATATACGGATTAGGCTCGTCAAAAAGCCTCGCCGCAAAACCGTCAGATGTCTTAACTCCGTTCAGCTTTATCTCAAAGTCAGCCCGCCCGATGTTCCTTGCTATTATGTCCACGCAGTTTGCAACCCACACGTCTTGCAGATACGGATCTTTTACGACTTCCTCTTCTCTTTGGGCAAAATCTTCCAGAAGGTCTTTTTCGTTTATTTCAGAGAAGGGTTTTAAAGCCTTAAAAATAATTTTCCGCAATCCCATATCTTCTAACCCATAATTACGCCGTTGTTTGCCGCGCTGAAAATCGCATAGCGCATAGCGTCCATGTAATGGTCGTTCACTTTTATAATCTGGTTGTTCTCGTCGCGGGCATAATCCCAAATCTCGCCAAGAACGCCCGAACAGCTTTTAGCCACAAAAAATTTTCCCCTTTCCATAAGTGCGCATATATAGTCAATTCCCGCGTCCACGCTGTTGTTCGCCTTAACGCCGCCGGGAATCTCCTGAATGCGTTCGCCGCCCGCAGGGTCGCAGAATGTAACAAAGCCCTCGTCATACCAGCCTTTAGCCGTCTGCGCCTCAACCGCCGTCCTCGTCGTGATGTTGAATCCGCCGTGGTCGCTCATCACATAAACCGCGCCGTCCTTCCATCCCACTTTTACAGCCGCAATGTGAAGCCCAAAGTCCTGACCGCCTGTTATGCGGTCATAAGACTTTGGCATCCTGTCCGCCTCAAGAATCATGCTTTCCTCAAAGCGGTCATATACAACGCCCTCTGGTTTTACCCAAAGCCCGTCCCGAAACCTTGCCCGCTGTTTTTCGGGCATATTGTCAAGAATGTCCGTTATATAGTCCTCGGCTAAGTTCTCCGCGTTGTCGGCAGGATTCAAAACCTCGCTTGCATATAGTTCAGGCTTTTTCAGCTTTTCATCTGTCCTCGGCTCGATTTTCCTTATGAAAATCTTGTAAGCCCAGTGCATTGGACTTGCAGGGTTGCAGTCATAAAAAAACTTGTTCCTGCACCCCTGCACATTCATCGCAAGGCGACTGTAGGCAGTTGTAACGGCAGAATATGAAATTTGGCTTACTTCATTAAAGTAAATCGTTACATACTCATGTCCCAAAATCTTGTCTACCTGTTCCTTGTCGCCAAGTCCGCCAATCCATATTTCAGAACCGTTCCAAAGCCTTATATATCCCTCATGGACATTCGGCTTATACCGCCGTATACCCACAATCCTATTAAGCCAAGGCTCCAGTGTTTCATGCCATACAGAACTCTTGGCGTCCTTTGCCCTCAGCCTGCATATAAGATGGCGGCTCATAGGATAGGCGCACGCCCTGTAGATAATCGCAACGACAAGAACAGTAGTCTTTCCAGAGCGCGAGCCGCCAAAAAGAAGAATATGCTTTGCATTTCCCTTTAGGAGCGCAAGGGCTTTTTTTTGTACCGCAGTCGGCTTAAAAACACCTTCTGCCAACCTCAAACGCCCTTAAAGTCCTCGACAAAACGGATTTCAAGCTGGCCGTCATTGTCCTTCTGCTTCTCGCCGTCCTCACCGCAAAGATAGCCGTCAAGCTTCGCCGAGCGTTCCAGCAAGTCCATCGCAGTGTCCGCGTCAATGTCCTTCGCCTCAAGCTTTCCTATGCTGTCGTCAACGACTTTCGCCATCTTCCCAATCATCGCCATAAAACATTTTCTGTGTTCCACATGCTCGTTGATTAAGCCTTTTTCCGTTTCCTTTGCGATGAACTCGTCATAAAGAGCCGCGCGGTTTTTCCAGTCAAAAAGCCGTGCCCATCTTGCCCAGCTTCCGTATTTTTTCGCCTCTATTCCGTGAAGCTCCATGCAGGCCTTTATGCTCCGTCTGTAGCCCATAGCCCTGTAAAAGCAGAAAGCGTTGAACGCCCTGGGGCTTTCGCCGCTCATGCGGATTTCCCACGGCTTCACGCTTTCCGCCGCCACAGGCGAAGCGCATTCCCTGTCTTTTTCAGACTGAGCCGCTTCTTCCAAAAAAACACCCCCTTTTATAATCGTTGCAATGCAGACATGCCTAAAACGCGGAGACACATCCGCCCGACAAAAAAATGATAGCTGTAAAAATAGAGATTTTTCTGATGATAAATCACATCAAAAATGTGCCGTCCGTGTATTTTCCAGAGGGGGAAAGGCATTGTATGTTCCGCTCCGTGTTTGTAAAGGTCATGCCGCTTCGCGGTTGCTCGCTCCTTTCAGTCGCTCCCAAACCTTGACAAACACTCCGCTCCACATAATTTTTTTCTTGCCCCCTCAGGAAAATAAAAAAAGGCAAAGCTGTTTTTAGCCTTGCCTTTGTAAGTCATATCTTTGTTTTTTCACGCTTTTTTTATTTTGATATTATCACGCGGTTTCCCGGTCTTCTGAGCAGGTTGATTTCGTTCTGCTCGCATATTTTCAACGGCTGCCCCTCGTGCATCGTAATCGTGATGCCGAAAGTGCCGTATTCCTTCGTCCGCAAAATCTCGCGGATTTTTTCAGCGATGCAATTCACAATCTCGTCAGCGTTCTCAATCATAGGACACCCCCTTGCATTTTGAAAGAAGCCACTGTTCAAGCTGAGA